AGGTTTGTGCCATCAGCGTAAGCTGCATAAATTTTTGCTTGGTCTAATGTAAAACCTGTACCACTTGCTGTTTTAATTGTTAAGTTGGTAGGGTTAGTTACTGCTGTTGCATCAAAGATATAAAATTTTTCTATACTGTCAGGAACTGTTACATTACTTGCACCAGATAATGTTATGGTTGCAAATTTAACAACCATATTTCTAGCATTAGATAATGATGCATCACTCATAGCTAAAGCTAAAGTACCACCATCACTTAATGTTACTTGTTCAAATCCTGCTATTGCTTGTTGTAATAAATTTAAGTTTGTATTAGTCTTGTCTCCCCAAGTACCAGCGTTTTCGCCAGTCGCCATTAATTCTAGTTTTAAGTCTGTAGAAAATGTTGAAGCCATATGTTTTTTCCTTTACGCTGCTGTTTCAATTTCAGTCCAAGTTACTGTTGTGCCAGTATCGATTTCTGACCACACTATTAGTATAGGAGTTCCAACACTAGGCGTCAATACCAAGCCAGTCGGAACTATGTTACTTATTGTATCTATTGTCACACTTCCGACATTACCTGTTATGCTAACACCTGTTACAGAATAAGTTGATATAGGTGTAATACTTCCTACAGCACCTGTTGAGGAAACACCTGTTACAGTAAAACTTGCTGTTCCTGTAACTGTAACTGAGCCAACATTACTTGTTACACTTGCTCCTGTAACATCAACTGGAGTTTTCTGTCCTACAACTAGATCGCCAATAGCACTTGTTAAACCCAAACCACTTACTGTTTCGTTAGTATCTTGTTCAAGTGATATAGTTCCCAAAGCAGAAGTGCCTTGTACTCCTGTTGGTGAAACTGTAGCAAACGCTGTTGTAGTGACCGAGCCAACGTTACTTGATACGCTTACACCTGTAACTGAAACGTCTGCATTAGCTTGTGTTGTTATTGAACCTACAGCACTTGTTACTGATACTCCAGTAGCCTCTGCTGAATATCTTTCACCCCAAGCTCTTCCATTCCAAACACCTCTTCCCCAACCTGTGTTAATTAAAAATTCTGTGGGTATGGTTACAGCTCCAATTGCAGTAGAAGAGCTTACTCCAGTAACTGTTTCTATTCTTCCTAAACCAACACTAGATGAACCTATTGAAGAACTTACAGAAACACCTGTAACTGTAAAAGGGTCTACAGCTATACCAGCAATTACTGTACCTACATTACTAGAAACAGATACTCCAGTAACTGTAACTGTACAAGTTCCTGTTACAGTAGTCGAACCGACTGCACCTGTTGAAGAAACGCCAGTAGGTGTTTGGTCAACATCCGATTGTTTATTCCAAGCGTTTTGTCCCCAGGAGGCTTCACCCCAAGCGTTAGCCATTTTTTATTCCTATGCTATTCTTAGTATAGCGTCTGAGGCATTAGCAGTAGGAAACTGTATTGTAAATGTACCTGAAGTAGCTGTTTTATCTCCACCAAAATCTAAAACTGCAACTGCTGGATCACCAGTAGCTGAATCGTTATAAATTAAAGCACCTCTTGCTGTAAGTGTAACACCTACGAAAGATAAATCTGCAAAATCCACGACAGCAGTATCAGTGCTTAAAACTGGTGTAACAGCAGCTAGAGCTTTTCCAGTTGCTGAATAACCTGATGGTGAACTTACTTCATTATCAGATGTATAAGATGTTGTTGACTTACCAAGAGTTGCACTTGATGTATACAAACTTAATTTAAAAGTGTTTCCACCAGGATTAGTAAAGTTATGAGTTCCTTTTAAAACATCTCTTTTGAATACGTTTGCTACTACACTTGTTGTTATTGCCATATTTTACTCCTTTTTTATTTTAAGGTGAAGGAGAAGCGACTTGTATTCGAGGAACACCATCGTCATACTCTCCTCTTCTTCTTCTACCCATTTGTTGCAACGCAAAATCTTGTATTTCTTCATTATACTTAGTTTTATATAAGTTGTACATATCAACAGGACCTTTTAAATAACTAAAACATTCAGTTAATACGCCATGTAGTAACAGAGATTCTTGAAACTTAGATAAAAATGTTTGATTTGTTGAACTAAAATGAGGTGGGTCTTTTATATAATTCATTTGTATATCATACGATTGATCTGGAACAGGTGCTAATAAAAAAACATTTTCATTCCAGTTAGCATAATATTTTGGTTGTCCTGTTGCATCAGTAGGATTAAATTCAGCTATAAAAGATGTATCTCTTTTTTCTAAAAAATCTCTCGTGCCTGAGTTGATAATTTGTATAGACCTAATAACTAAAATATCATCTGGAGTATTTAAGAATCTTTGACTTGCAGTTGTATTTGCTATAACATATTTTCTTATATCATCATAATCTACTTTACCAGCAATATCTAATTCAATGTTTCTGATAAATTGATCTAATATTGTATCGGACAAAACATTAGAATCTACTTCTGTATAATTACGAATTTGTGTTAAAAAAGCAGAATGTGTTATACTCATGATATCACCACATCAATAGCACCTATAGATGTTGTTACCTCTACTGCTGTAAGTTTAGTTCCTAAAATATTATCACTATCTGAAACTCTCATACTTGCTCCACTGTTAATATCATTACTAATATAAAGTAAAAATTGTTTTTGATTTTCTGGTGGTCTCGGTCTTGCGTTTGCTAAAGCTATTGCATCTGCTTTAATATGTTTTCTTTTTATTTGTGGGTGCTTAGCCTCAAATTCAGATTTATGTACAAAAGAGCCATTCCATTCTTTTACCATTTCATTATATGGAAATGCCAAACCTGATCTATCAGAAATTGCTTTTGCGTATTTACCTCTTGCGTATGCCATAGTCTACCCTTGTGGAAAATAACTTTGTGGTGTTATATAAACTGAAGTTCTTTGTCCATCTTCTGTTAATGCTCTTTGTAGTTCATCTTCATACAATAATTTATTCTGTTGTACCAATTGTGGGTTTTTTTTCATACTCAAGTAATAAGCTAAACCTGATACCATACAAGGTATAAATCTAAAAACAACATCAGCTTGATTAGTATAAGCTCCAACATCTTCAATTCTTTTCAAATAATAATATTTAAGATAAGTATAAGTTGAAGCATCTGGAGTTTGATACAAAGTAATAGTAGGTATTGTTTGTCTATCCACATAATATTGACTGGGTTGTCCTTGTGAACCTTTATTTGGTAAAGCACTATATTCACTTCTACTTATTTTTGTTAAAGAAACATCATTCGTTGATGAAGTAGTGCCAGTAGTTGTACTAACATAAGCCTCTAATACATCGTTAGCATTTGTTGGAGCTGTGTAAGTTGCTGTGCCTTGTGTTAACAACTGTTCTTTTAACTCAACTTTCCATAAATGTACACCTCTGTTACCCCATTCAGAAAACATAATATTTAAACTTCTTCTAGCCGATTTTAAATCTTTACCAGAGTTAGTTCTAACACCAACTCTTTCATAGGCTTCTTCTATGATGTCGTCTATATCTAAATCAAATGCTGTTGTTCCAGAAGTTGCCATACACTATCCTAAAATACACCTTTAAATTTAGTACCTTTTATAGCTATACCACCACCTCTGTTTAATTTTTTAGGTTCTTCTCCTCTAAGCATTTTAAAATCTTCAGCGTCTATTTTATTGTTCTTGTTCATATCTATTTTAGCTTGACCACCTGTTAATTTTCCTAAAGGTTTTAAAACATCATCATACAAATTTCTATTAATATTTTTTTCTGATCTACGCATACTTCTTTTATTTTGAAAAGTTTGTTTTGGTGGTACTTTTAAACTATATAATACTTCATCTATTAATTTAGTTTCATCAGTCATTACACTACTCCTTTATAGTAATCTGCTAGTCCTCCTTGAACTGCAAAAGTTTTAACATTAGTCGGTTTACCACCAACACCTTGAGCTTTAGCTCTCTTTCTTCTTACTGCACTTTTTCTTTGACCCTCTGTCATTCTTCTAGCTTTTGCTAAAGGTACACACTTAGGGTACTTTCTTTTAGCATCTGCTTTTTGTTTACTTCTACCACAAGGTTTAAACTTACCATCTTTGTCTTTGCTTCCTATATCCACCCATTTTTGAGCAAACCATTTCTTTAAACCACTTTTTGCCATTAGCCTAATAAATCTTTATAATAATTTTTAAAACTAGAGTTAGTGCCATATTCTCCTTCAATTGAACCACTCAACACTTGGTGTCCATCAAATTTATCTTTAG